ATTGCTAAGGAAGAAGAGGAATGGTTCTATGCAATGTTTGACAGAGCTGTGAATGAAGAGAAGAGATGGGCTGATTATCTCTTCAAAGAAGGGAGCATGATTGGTTTGAATGACAAACTGTTACAACAGTATGTTGAATGGATTGCCAATCGTAGAATGAAGGCAATTGGTCTGAGACCTGTCTATGATGTGGCAGCGAAGAACAATCCTCTCCCCTGGACACAACACTGGATCTCCTCCAAGGGTCTCCAGAACGCACCCCAGGAAACTGAAATTGAATCGTATCTCATCGGAGGTATCAAACAGGATGTCAAGAAAGACACTTTCACAGGATTCAAACTCTGAGTTTCATAGGAGAAAATTGAAGTGGACAAATCAATTTGTTGAAGATAATATAGACATCATTGAATCAAATTATTCTAAATTTCCTAATAGAAATAGATGGAATTGTAATTGTCATGTAATACATGATGATGATTTTGATGTTCAACATATTGATTATCCACTTCTTAGAGAGAAATATGAGAAAGTTGTTGATGATTTTTGTAGAAAACAAAACCTAAGATTGTCACATCTTAGTGATTTGTGGTACAACTACTATAAGAGAGGCCAATATCAAGAACCTCATACTCACGACGGTCCAGTTGGTAAATCATTTACAGCAGTTCATTATATGATTTTTGATCACAAACATCATAGTGAAACTAAATTCATTGATTCTGATATTGTTGCTCCAAAAGTAAAGCAAGGACATATTTTATTTTTTCCTTCCAATTGGACTCATTATGTTCCGTACAATCAAACTACGATTCCTAGACTGACAGTGGCCTTTACCTTTATTTGTTACTAATGTTCGAATCTGATAACTGGGAAGACTTCCCACTGAGGGAGGGAGATTATGTCACTGGTCATTCTCTAAATAATGAGAATGATGATGATAACCAGTGTGTGACTACGAAAACCCATGGATTTATTTGGAGAGACCTTTTACTTCTGATCTTATTCTCGACAACTTTGGCTTTGTTTATCTCATTACCAATCTCTCCAACCAACGACTCTACATTGGGAGGAAAGTTTTTTGGTTTCATCGAAAGCCTCCTGGAAAGAAACGAAGAGTCAAACAAGAGAGTGATTGGAAGCGGTATTATGGGTCTTGTGACGAACTGAAAGAAGACGTAAAACTCCTCGGAACTCACATGTTCAAGAGGGAGATTCTTTCTTTGCATAAAACTAAAGGTAAGACAAACTTTGCTGAGACTGAGGCGTTGTTCAAGAACAATGTGCTTACGGAGTCCATGGAGGACGGGTCTCCCCTTTATTACAATTCCAACATCATGAACCGTTACTACAGAAAGGATTACTTCACGGGCTTGACAGAGGAGTGAGGGTGTGGGTAAGATAACTAGTGTTAGAAGATAAACTTTTTTGATGGAAGAATTTTCCACAGAGAGCCTTGTTGAGAACGTTCACGAGTGGGCTTGCCATCGGATGAACGAACTGGAGCAAGAGAAAAAGTATCTTGATCTTGTTGCTCTTTACGAAGAGTATCAAGAGTGGATGACCAAAGACGACGACGAGGACGTTGAGGTCATATCTATCGCAAAGATTGACCTTGATGATGACGAAAATTATGGCTGGTATGATTAATCTAAGAAACTTCTTTGTCTATTACAAAGATGGTTTGAATCATCACGTTGGTGCTGTTGAGAAACTTTACGAGGATCTCAAGAGAGATGCACCACATCTCTTAGATGGTGATTCAGAGTGGGTTAGAATTTACAGAGACCAAGTTGAGACACCTTCACCAGTGTCTAAGGCTGGTCTTGAACTCATCGAAGAGTTTGAAGGTCTCCATGAGGTTCGTTCTGACGGCATGGTTTATGCTTATTATGATCCTCTCAGTGGAGGACTTCCCATTACCATTGGTTATGGATCCACCAAGACAATGAGTGGTGGTCCTTTCTTTATTGGAGACTCAATCACAAAAGAAGACGCAAGTGATCTTCTTGACGCTCAGGCAGAGAGAGATTATTGGTCTGTCCTTGAGAGGACAATTCCTTACTGGGATGAGATGAATGAGAATCAACGTGGTGCATTGTTGAGCTTTAGTTACAATCTCGGAGCTCACTTTTATAACACAAGAGGATTTGATACAATCTCACGAGTCCTTAGAGAGAAGGACTGGGATGGAGTTCCTGATGCTCTTTATCTCTATCGTAACCCAGGCACCAGTGTTGAAGCTGGACTGGCAAGACGAAGAACTGCTGAGGGTGAACTTTGGAAGACACCAGTCACTAAGTATGTCCCCTTCCATCACCCAGTCTAAAATCTGTAAAGACTGTGACAATCTTAAGATGGTATGTTAGGGTCTCTAAATAAGACGAGAGAGATTGATGGAAATCATTTCTCTCTTCTTTTTGCCCTTTAGTAATGGAACATGAAATTACCTAATATTAAAACTGGAACGGTCGTTGTTGGAGCTTTGGCATCTTTCTTTATGATTACGGAGCACATGGCAGTTAGATCATACGAACCATCTCCAGCAAAACAACAAGTAGTAGAAGAACCACAACAAGAACCACAACCACGAACCTTAAGACTCCAAGGAGCCTCTCCAACAGAACAGGAAGTCCTTGAGTTTATTACTGAAATTGGAATCACTGATAAGAATGCAGTTGCAACCATCCTTGGAAACATTAAGCAGGAATCTAAGTTTGAAACTCGTATCTGTGAAGGTGGAAAGAGAACCGGATATTCAGGATGTCACAGAGGAGGATTTGGTCTCATTCAGTGGACAACACCAGGGAGATATTCAGGACTTGGTAAGTTTGCTAGGTCAAGAAATGCTGATCCCAATGACCTCCAAATTCAATTGGAATACATGTTGACAGAGAGACCTTGGAAGAGGGCCTTTGGTTCATTCAAGACACCTGGTAAATCGATTGAGAGTTACATGAGATCTGCTCATGTTTGGTTGGGTTGGGGAGTTCATGGAGAGAGAACCAATTACGCTTACGATTACTCGGATCGACTTTATTGGGGTTGACACCCTCCTCACAGGTGTTATAATTAAAGGGTTGAGAGGGAGACCACTCAACTGCGGTGACTCCCTTGGTGGTTCAGGGTCAGCGGCGACAGGAACCACCACATGGGTCAGTAGCTCAGTTGGATAGAGCAACTGCCTTCTAAGCAGTCGGTCGCAGGTTCGAGTCCTGCCTGACCCGTTGGTAACTCTGTTACCTTATTGTTTACTTTGATCATTATGTCGGTTCTCAAATCTGTGGATCTAAACAACGTTATCCGATCCGCAGCACTGGTTGTTGTTGGTCTCCCTCTCACTGGTGGATTGGCTCTCGGTGTTTTGGCTAATCTTCCTGAAGGTGTGACTCGATCCTCGCGAGCTCAGGAGAGTCTGAAGGCAGATCTCACTCGTCCCTGTCTTGATTACGTCCTGTCTAAGAGTGACAGCAAGCTGGAGCGAGAATCTAAGAATGACATCGATGATGTCCTTGGCGGTCAGGCTAACTATAGAGAAGCCTGTCGCTGGACTCTGGGTTGAGTCATAGCCCCTTCGGGGGCTTTTGCCTTCTTAGCTCAGTTGGATAGAGCAGGGCTTTTGTAAAGCTCAGGTCGTCGGTTCAAGTCCGTCAGAAGGCTTGAAGTGTCGGGGGTTTCGTGCCTGTGAGGAGTCATAACTCTGAGGCTGTGTAAATCCTCCACCACTTTGCGGGTGTAGTTCAGTGGTAGAACGTCAGCCTTCCAAGCTGAATGTCGTCGGTTCGAATCCGATCTCCCGCTTGTCCAAGAGGTGATGCTCAAGGACGTTCTGGACTGGGGTTCGATTCCCCACACTTCCACTCATGGGGGTGTCCTGGTTTCGACAGGGCGTTACAAGTGTGACTGATGACGGGACAACACAACAGATGCTAACAACATCGTTTCTTTCAACCGCAGCCTCGTAGCTGCCTGAATGGTTGATCAGGTTAGGTAAGCCGGATTCCTCAATTACCCATTGGACCTGGAAGGGTCCTCTCAATGGCCTATAGCTCAGTTGGTAGAGCAGCTGACTGTTAATCAGCCTGTCCCAGGTTCGAGCCCTGGTGGGCCAGTAAACGGACTGGAATACATCCGTGCTCACATCTCCGAGAGAACAAAGAATCGGAAATCCAACCCATGTGAGAGAGAGGTGGGACCCCTCTTGAGCCCTTCAGTGGTGATCTGCAGGTCATCACTGTTGCCTAGCTCGAATAACTCAGCGGTAGAGTTCCTCGTTTACACCGAGGCAGTCGGGGGTTCGAATCCCTCTTCGAGCATTTCACACAAAGACTTATGTGGAGAATCTGGTGTTACGCACTTGGTAAAAAGGAAGGTCGTAACAAGAAAGACGCAGATCGAATTGCTCTCCTAAGAACCTTCATTCTTCTCGCATATCTCATCACTAATTGTTTCATTGTCGCTGGTGTTATCAGACACTGGAACACTGAAGGTAAGACACTGATTTACATGTGTCAGGAAGAAAGGAACATGAGAAGGTCTTGTACATTAGTGTCCGAAAACTAACACATAAGATTTATTGTTGACATTGATTCTCTTATAATTAGTTGGGCAATAAAGATTTTTGTATGAAATTCCTATTCGCACTAATCGCAACATTGTTCCTTGCTCTCCCTGCCTGGGCAGTGGATGTAACCATGGGAGCAAATGGTAATCTGGTCTTTGAACCAAATGAACTCACTGTCTCTGCAGGTGATACTGTTCACTTTGTGAATGGTATGTTACCCCCACACAACATCATTGTTGAGGGAAGAGATGATCTTTCAAAAGACGAACTCCTGTTTGCGACAGGTGACACACAAGACATTGTTTTTCCTGACGCTGGTGATTATAACTTCTACTGTGGACCTCACCAGGGTGCTGGAATGACGGGAGTGGTGCATGTAGAATGATTGATGAACATGGTTGGACACAGAGGGATCCCATCAGTGAAGATGAGTTGATCCTTCTTTGTGTCAAGAATGCCCCTTGTGGTACAGATCGAAAACAAGTATTAGCCCTTATTAAAAAGTACGAAGAAAAACTAAAATGAAAATCTTTTTGGACACAGCCGACACTGAAGTGATCAGAAAGCACTTCAGCACTGGTCTTGTTGATGGTGTAACAACTAACCCAACTCTTATTCGGAAGTCTGGACGAAATCCAGAAGAGGTTTACCAGGAGATTAAAGACATTGGTGTCAAGGACATCAGCATGGAAGTCAGTGGAACTGCTGACGAGATGTTCTCAGAGGGTGTTAGACTCTTTGAGAAGTTTGGTGATGTCTCCACCATCAAGGTTCCCTGCACTCGTGAAGGGCTTGACGCCTGTTATCGTTTGAGTAAGGAACTTGTCAAAACAAATGTGACTCTTGTGTTCTGTGCGGCTCAGGCAATCCTGGCAGCTAAGGCAGGAGCAACTTATGTTTCTCCTTTCGTTGGTCGTCTTGATGACCAGTCTGTTGCAGGTCTTGAGGTGGTTCGTTCCATCACTGGACTGTATCAAATTCATGGTATCAGAACTCAGGTTCTCTCTGCATCGATTCGTTCCATTCAGAGAGTCGTTCGTTCTTATTACAATGGGGCTCAGGTTGTAACAATGCCTCCAGACATCTTTGATAAGATGTATGACCACATCCTCACAGATGCTGGGATGGAGATCTTTGAAAAGGATCTCAAACTCGTAGAAACTTTTACTTAAGGAGAAAACCAATGGGTAAGAAATCTCGTAAGAATAGTAAGGGAGACACTTGGGAGTGGGAAGAGACTCCTGAGATGGCTGAAGCACTTAAGAGGCTTCACGATGACATTCGTAAGGCTGAGTCTGAGGCTTCAGATTATGGTGTCGGTAAATAAATAACAAAGTAAGATTTTACAAACATATGAAACTTTTACAAATTGCTGGGCTCCTCGGCGTGGTTGCCTTCCTTGGTGCTGGTGTGATTCATGGCCAGTTCCACATTTACAATAGTTCAATTCCTCATGTCCATGAGAATGGTGTAGTTCATGTTCACTAATAAATAATTTTGTGAATATAGCATATCATGGATTACAAACCTTACTCCCCAGAGTGGCATCGTAGAAGATACTTAAAGGAGGCACTAGATAAGTACCTTGACGACTATGTTGAAAATGACATTATTGTGGGGGACATTCTGGACATTATTTGTGCTCGTCAAGAACGGGCACACGCAGAGTATCTCAAATTAGAAGACTTAGAGTTAAAACTTCGGGAGTAAAATGCTATCAACTCAATACAGACTCAGACTTGAGTCCATTTGCAGATGTATTGCTAACAAAGAACAAGTTCCTTTGGAAGACATGATCTGGGCAGAGAAACTTGCCAAAGCTCATACTCTTGCGAGGGACTGGCTACAGAAAGCGAGACGACAAGCTTCTCAAGATATTGAAGAAGGTAGCACAGATGATTTTCTTAATAGGATGGGTCTTGGGGACCCCGATCCATCCAATCACAGAACGGGGTTCTCTGGAGCGGATGAAATCGTAGATTGGTTTAAACAAGATAAACCTGATGATTGGAGGCAAAGGGACTAATGCAATCAGTAATCTATTCAAATAAAAATCAAGAGTCCGAAAGAGCTGTCATGCTTCTTTCAAATATGAAAGAAGATTTCCATGAGTATGTTCTGGGTAAGGACTTTACTGAGAATCAGTTTCAAGCAGAGTTTGGTGAAACTGCTGAGTATCCACAGATTGCCATTGGATTGGTTCACAGAGGAGGGTTGAAAGAGACCCTTCAGTTTATGAAAGAAAACAATTACTTTGACTTGAGAAATGAATGATGTTGTCAGAGGTCTTATGGGGAATGACTTTTTCCTTGCCTCTCTTTGTTATCTTCTAGTTGTGGTCCCCACACTGGGGATTGCTTATGTCCACAGACCAAGGAAAAAGGTTGAGTTGTCTGATGAGGACAAACATCTTTACACGAATCACGATGAAGGGTCTTGACAGGAACCGTCTTTTACCTTACACTAAGAGAGTAAACAGTCGAATCATGACCATCACAACAAAGTTCAAGAAAGACATTCAAACTCTTCGCGGTGCTTCTAACGGTGACTTTCTCTTGGATGTGAGAAATCCAAAACTCTTCAAGAAAGTTCGTCGTTATTACGAAAATGAAGGGATTGTTTTTTCTGGTGACCATCTTGATGATTATGAAATTCTGATGGAACAAATCTGTGCAGATCTTGAATCCAATGAAGTGGCATAATGAATTATACGTTCCCAATAAATTTTGTTTACTGGAAACAAGTTCCAAATCATAAAAAAATTAAAGATTACTTGTTACCAATCATAAAAAAGAAAAAAAAAGAAACCAAATCGAGTGGACCATCCGTTTGGGAATGTGATATCAACACAAGTTTCTCAATGGGTTTTGACTTTAATAGTTTTCTTTTTGAAGATAAAATTGTCAAACAAATTGTTTGGGAATCAATTGATTCTATGTTTGAAGAACTGAAGAGTTTAGATGTTCCAAATTCTTCAATTGTTAAAGAACAGTGGTACAACATTTATACTAAAGATTCTCAAGATCAATATCAAGAAATACATCATCATTTATCAGAATATCCAGTCATTCATAATGACATAGAATATTTTCCATCATATTCTTTGATATATGTTCTTCATAGTCAAACAGAAAAGAATCCAACTGTTTTCCTTTCTCCTGGACCTCATACAGGAAGACCTGCTACCACTAGTGACATCTATTTTGATACCTCAAACCATGATACAATAGGTGAGGGTACGGTTATTATTTTTCCGTGTCACTTAAGACATTATGTCAAACCAACAAAACAAAATAGAATAACACTATCATACAACATTTTTTCTGATCTTCGATCATGACCATTACAACAAAGTTCAAGAAAGACCTTCAGACTCTTGAAGGTGCAGCCAAGGGTGATTTCTTCCTTGATGTAAAGAATCCAAAACTTTTCAAAAAGGTCCGTAAGTTTTATGAGAACGATGGTGTAGAATTCTCTGGTGATCCTCTGGATGACTATGACATCCTTATTGATTGTATTGCTGAAGACCTGGAAACTAAGTGATCATGACAACTAAAGTTATTTTTGAACGGTTCCCATACAGATACGTTGAAGCCGGTGTGCTGGAAAACGGATGTGGGGATTACCGAATTCAGAAAGCAGATAACTATACCAAGAGGTATCGTGACATGTATCTTCTGGATAACAAGATGCAGATGCTCACGGCGATCGATGACTTTGAGTATACTAAGTGGTTGGACCCCGAAGGGGTTCCCTGTTATGTAAAAGACACCGTATCAAAAAAGGAGACACGATGACCCTCAAATGGGAAACAGAAGAACTGGAGATCCTCAAACAGAGGGAGGTTATTATCTTCTCTGAAAATATCAAGAGAGAAGATCTAAATGATTCTGAACTACCAACAGACATTCATCTCATTGAATATCGAATTGGTCAAACACTTTATTGTGACGCTGTGAGGTGTTACAAGAAGGTTCCAATCTTTGATGTTTATTATGATAAGTTGAAACCTCTTGGTGGAAAGATCATCTCCATCACAAATGGTTATGGTAAAATCAAACCAAAGTTGTTTCAAGCAAAGTAACTTCATAAACTAATGTGGGGAAGTTCGTCTTCCCCTTCTTCTTGCAACTAAATAATAGTTGAAGTATCCATATCATCTAGGCGTGTCATCATGGACCAGCACGATGAGTTCAGACAATTGGAGTGGCAGATCTACAAAACAAACCAAGAGGTTCGAACCTCAGTGGTTGAGAACTTGGGGGAGTTGTCTGTCTCTGGAATAGACATAAATATGGATAGTCTAATTACAGGAATTTCACATGGAAGGTACCAAAAAGACGGCTAGCCGTAAATCTGCAAGTGGCGCATCGATGTCAAAGTATGACGTTGAAGTAGAAGCAAGACTGCAAGCTCTTGAGCAAAAACTTGAAGATCTCACTAAGAGACTTGCCAAGAAGATGTCTTTCTGATAAAATACAAATACAAGAAATCGTAAATCATGGTTGACTATAAGAAAACTGCACTGGTTCTCGGTGCAGGTGGATTCATTGGATCTCACATGGTGAAAAGACTTCGGAGTGAAGGTTACTGGGTAAGAGGCGTAGACCTTAAGCGACCTGAATTCTCCGAGACAGAAGCCAACGAATTCATTCAGGGAGACCTGACTGATGTTGACTTCGTTCGCCGTGTGTTAGAATTTCGTGGTTACCTTGGTAACTTTTATCAGTCTGTTCCTTACAGACTCGTTCGTCCCTTTGATGAGATCTATCAGTTTGCTGCTGATATGGGTGGTGCAGGTTTCGTCTTCACTGGTGAGAATGATGCAGACATCATGCACAACTCTGTTACAATTAACTTGAATGTTCTTGAGGAACAACGCAAGTTGAATGACCATAAGGGATCTAAATTTACCAAGATCTTCTACTCTGGATCAGCTTGTATGTATCCAGAACATAATCAACTTGATCCTGACAATCCTGACTGTCGTGAAGAATCAGCATACCCAGCAGACCCAGACTCAGAGTACGGATGGGAGAAACTCTTCTCCGAGCGTTTGTACTTTGCTTATAATCGCAACCATGGCATCCCTGTTCGGGTTGCTCGATATCATAACATCTTTGGGCCAGAAGGAACCTGGGAAGGAGGACGAGAGAAAGCCCCAGCAGCCATGTGTAGGAAGGTAGCATATCTTCCTTATGATGGTGGAGCCATTGAGGTGTGGGGTGATGGTGAACAGACCCGTTCGTTCCTTTACATCGATGAGTGCATCGAAGCAACTCGTCGATTGATGGACTCTGAATTCATGGGACCTGTCAACATTGGTTCTGAGGAGATGGTCACCATCAACAAACTGGTTGACACGGCAGCAAATGTTGCCAACAAAGAAGTAAGAAAGATTCACGTCGATGGACCCCTGGGTGTTCGTGGTCGTAACTCCAACAACGATCTCATTCGTGAGAAGTTGGGTTGGGATTACTCTCAGACACTGGAAGAGGGAATCCGTAAAACATATGAATGGATTAAAGAACAAGTATCATTGAAGAACACTAAATGAGAGTTTTAATTCTTGGGTCGAGTGGGCAGATCGGTGCTTACTTGACCACTTACCTGAGAGATCAGGGACATGAAGCAATTGAGTTTGACATTGCTAAGCATCATGGTCATGATCTGACACAGATCCCTAACCACAATCTTGAACGTGAGGTGGAGAAGGCAGACTTCGTCTTCTTCCTTGCGTTTGATGTTGGTGGGTCACGTTATCTGAAGAAGTATCAACACACCTTCCAGTTCATCGACAACAACGCCAGACTGATGGCGAACACATTTGGTTGCCTGGAGAAATGGAAGAAACCATTTGTCTTTGCATCCTCTCAGATGAGTAACATGAGTTACTCTCCTTATGGTGTTCTGAAGAATGTGGGAGAACTTTATACCAAATCTCTTGGTGGTAAGATCGTTCACTTCTGGAATGTTTATGGCATTGAGAAGGACCACGATAAGGCACACGTCATCACAGACTTCATCCGTAAAGGATTTGAGACTGGTGTGATTGACATGTTGACTGATGGCACAGAGGAGAGGGAGTTCCTTTATGCAGAAGACTGCTGTAAGGCACTGGAGATGTTGATGGAAAATCATGAGGAGTTCACTTCAGATGATCCTCTTCACATCACCAGCTTCCACTCAACAACAATCAAAGAGGTTGCACAAATAATCCAAGGTCAGTTCAACATCATTGGTAAGAGTGTGGAACTCAAACCAGCGGAAGCAAAAGATCAAGTCCAACTTGATAAGAGAAACTCAGCAAACACTTTCATCACAAAGTGGTGGTTGCCAGAGACAACGATTGAACAAGGTATTGCTAAAGTATTTGAGGAAATGAAGAATGACTATCTCGTTCAATGATCTTGGTAGAGCAGGTCGTCTGGGTAACCAGATGTTTCAGTATGCTGCCCTGAGAGGAATTGCAGCACACAAAGGTTACAACTGGATGATTCCTCCTGAGGATGCTCCTCGTCCAGACAACTATGGTCTCCATGAGGCATTCAAACTTACTCATTGTAAGACTGAGAATGTTGGTGAGCAACAAGCAAAGCAACTCTCCTGGAGAGAGTTTCATTACAATCAAGACTTGATGGACAACATCCCTGATGGGATTGATGTGGATGGATACTTTCAAACAGAGAGATGGTTCAAACACATTGAAGATGAGATCAGAGAAGACTTCACCTTCAAGAATGAGTGGTTGGATCCGTGTCTTGAGTACATTGAGAGCATTGGAAATAAGAAGTTGGTTTCTCTTCACATCAGAAGAGGTAACCCTAATCTTCAGGGTAAGAGAGGAGAGAAGTGGTCTTATCAACTACTCCAACACACTCATCCTCTGATGAAACAAGAATATTATGAGAGAGCACTTTCACACTTTGGTGATGATTATCAGGTGTTGGTGTTCTCTGACGTGATTGATTGGTGTAAGAAACAACCTTGGTTGCAAGGTGACAGGTTCCTCTTCTCTGATAACTCAAAGATGTTGTTTGAGGATGGTGCATCTGTTCCATATGTGGACCTGTGTTTGATGAGTCTCTGTTCTGATGCCATTATTGCCAACAGTAGTATGAGTTGGTGGGGTGCTTGGTTGATCAACAATCCTGACAAGAAGGTGGTTGCACCTAACCCTTGGTTTGGACCTGCAGTGTCTCACTACATCATGGACGATCTGATCCCTGAGGGTTGGATCGAAGAGTATAACGACCCTGCAGAAGTTCCCCCAGAAGTATGATTGGTTTTAATTATCTCGGAAAACTAGGACAACTTGGTAACCAGATGTTCCAGTATGCGACTGTGATGGGAGTGGCAAAGAACATTGGCACCTCTTATTGCATTCCAAATCATGATGAAGTCTTTGATGATGGGATTGGAAACAAACTTAGGATTGAATTGTTCAATGCCTTTGACATTAATCCAGAGAGAACTGGTTTTGTTCCTGGACCAAACATTCAAGAGAAGGACTTCACCTTTGACCCTTCTCTGTTTGAGATCCCATCTGATCATGATGCATCTCTTGTTGGTTTCTTCCAGACACAGAAATACTTTGAACACATCGCTGATGATGTGAGAAAGGAATTCAAGTTCAGACAACACATCGTTAATGATTGTAAGGAGATTGTTGAGGAGGTCTTTGAAGATCCCATTGCACTTCACATTAGAAGAGGTGATTATCTAATCAACTCCGCCAATCATCACAACTTATCTCTGGAATATTATAAACAGGCACTTAAACGATTCCACAAAAAGAGACAAGTGATTATCTTCACAGATGATCCTAAGTGGGCATCTGAACAAAAGTTATTTGAATCAGATCGGTTTATAGTTTCAGAAGGGACTGGTTCTTACCATGATCTTTATCTCATGACACGGTGTAGTGATTTCATTATCGCTAACTCAACTTATTCTTGGTGGGGTGCATGGTTGGCAAACCATGGAAGAGTGATCGCACCAGCAAGATGGTTTGGTCCTAACAACCAACATAAATCACTCAAAGATCTTTATCCATCCCATTGGGAAATCTTAGATTATGATTGATCTCAAACAGACAACGTTCATTATTCCTCTTAGGGTTGACACTGGAGACAGACTTCGTAACGTCATTCTCTCAACTTGTTTTCTCCTTCATCACTTTGACACCACCGTGATGATCAAGGAAGTTGACAGTGAGAGGAGGTTTGAAACCTTTGCTCTTCCCATCATCAAGAGACTTGTTGACACAAAGAATCTGGTTCATGTCTTCGAAGAAGAGACGAGAACTGATGATGCCTTCCACAGGACTAAGGTTCTGAATGATATGGTAATGATGTCGAAGACTGACGTTGTTGTGAACTATGACACGGACATCATCCTCCCTGTTTCAAGTTACACAACTGCAGTGGAGATGTTGTCTGGTGAATGTGATGTTGTTTATCCATATAAGTTTGGTGAAAGGGGAGAAAGGAAAGTCAATCTTCCTCTCACCATTGACACTCAGGAGGACATGGATGGGTTTGAGAATAATGATTGGGTCAAGTCATTTATTGAAAGTGATTACTCACCAGACATCTTTGATCAGAATGCCTTCTATGCTCGGAATGTAAATGGTCTTGGGTGGGCAGAGTATGGAATGGTTCAGTTCTTCAACAGACAAGTTTACATTGATGGTTACCTGGAGAACGAGGGGTTCATTGCATATGCTCCAGAGGATGTGGAGAGACATCACAGATGGAAGACGTTGGGTTATAATATTGGAAGAGTGGATACACATGCTTATCACCTTGAGCATGACAGAACTCAGAACTCATGGTACACTAACCCACACATGGTTAGGAACAATCAACTCTGGGAAGAACTGAAAGTCCTCTCAAAGGAACAATTGATTGAGTATTACACACAACAAGATTACGTTAAGGAGAGGTTGGGATGAAGTTTTGGAACCTAGTTACATTTGCCGATAAGGCTAACTCAGTAAAGCAGAAATACTTGAATGATTATGCAGAGTCCTTGGGTTTGGTCACTCATCCTTACACACAAGCCTGGTTGAAGAAACAGTCCTTTTATAAGAATAACAAAGAGATCCTGAGCAGTGAGACAGGTGCAGGTTATTGGTTGTGGAAACCTTACATTATTGCCAACCTGATGGATAAACTCGATGATGGTGAGTTGATTATTTACTCTGATGTTGGTGACATGTTCCATCCAGAACTCTTCCCTTATGTTGAGGATCTAATGGGTCCTGATGATCCTTGTCTTCTTTTGATTGGTGGTTTCCCTCAGAAACTCCTGACCAAGAGGGACTGTTTTGTTTATATGGATTGTGACGAAGAGGATTATTGGGAGTGTACTCAACTCGAAGGTGGAATGCAGTTCTGGAGAAACACACCAGAGGCAAGAAAGATTGTGGGTGAATGGTTGGAAGCTTGCACTGATCGAAGGATCCTCACAGACGATGAGAATGTTTCTGGTAAGGAGAACTTTGATGGATTCCGTGGACACTTCCATGACCAGGCAGTTCTGACTAACCTGGCTTGTAAGCATGGTCTCTCTGCTGTCCCTCAACAGGATCAGATTAGAAATTACCTTGAGTGTAATGTTGATTATTGGTATGAGAGAAATGAAAAGAGTGGGTTCAACATGGGAAGACCCATTGAGTCCCTCTTGTTGCAACTGAAGGAGGATTCCCCACATGTTGCATAGTATCATCCTCACAGTTCACAATAAAGATTATCTCATCAAGAGTGTCATTGAAGCAATCTATCAATACACAGTGGGTGATTATGAACTCATTGTTGTTCTGGATGGTTGTACTGACAACTCAGCAGCAGTTGTTGAGAGTGTTGTGAATGATAAGACAACTGTCATCGAAACACCTGATGTCTTTGAGACCAAGGCAAACAATGCTGGGTTGAAGTTTGCAGAAGGTGATTATGCCATCATCGTTCAGGATGACATCATCGTTCGTGAGGTTGCTTGGAACTTGAGAATGATGGAACCCTTTGAGGTGTTTGATGATGTGTTTGCCGTCACTGCCAACACAGCACACAACTGGGTCCCCAATCCCCACTCAGTTCATCTGGGAATGAAGGAAGACCTTGACTCCTGTTGGTGTGACATCCTCCACCACACAGACCATGCACAGAGAAAGAACACTCCAAGAAATGAATTTGCTGTCAGAGCAACTGCTAATCGTGGTCCTCTGATGATTGACATGTCTGATCTGAAGAAGTTGAATTACTTTGATGAGGAGTTTGCACCACAGGACATGGATGATCATGATCTGATGTTTAGGATGCACAAGGAGTTAAATAAGGTGTGTGGTTGTTATTGGATTGACTTCGAATCAAGAGATGAGTGGGGTGGAACCAGAGTGTCTGGATCTGTTGCTCCTTGGTTGTTGAAGGCAAACCAAAAGAACATGAAACTATTCTATCAAAGACATAAAGATCTTATTGATATGAATTACAACAATGAGAACCGTTTGATTAAATGACTTATTCTAAGAGATTCAGCAGTAAATTCTTTTCTAAACTTCTTCAACCAGCAGGAAACAATCCTCAGAGAGACAGAGCATCCTCTTTGGAAGTTGTGTTTGAAGAACTCGATAAGAAGAAGACCAAAGACTTTTTTATTGTAGAGACAGGTTGTATGAGACCTGACCATGGACACCTAACCTTTGGTGACGACGGTGCCAGCACTTACATCTGGGACGACTTCGTCAATTATTACGATGGAGACGTTGCTTCTGTTGACATCAATCGGGTCAATGTTGATTACGCCAATGCGAACACGTCGGATAAGACACAAGTTTACTGTCAGGACTCCGTTGAGTACCTGTGGGGTCTATCTCCAAAGAGAAAGATTGATTTTCTTTACCTTGATTCCTACGATTTCGTTCCTACTGATCCTGTTCCTTCACAACTTCACCATGTGAAAGAACTCTGTGCGTGCATGAAGAATCTCAAGAAAGGAACCATCATTGCCGTTGACGATCACCTAAACACTCCTGTGTTCGATCAGTATAGATCAACTCTCGCACAGGGTGGGAAGGCAAGGTTTGTCGAGGACTTCATGAATAATATTGGAGCAGAACTCCTTCATGATGGGTATCAGATTGTATGGAGACTTTAACTTTAAGACATGATGGTGATCCTTGTTTGAGGAGAGTGTCTCGTAAAGTGAAGTACTTTGATAAGTCTTTGGGTGATCTTTTGAACGAGATGAGAAGGATTATTAAAATTGAAAATGGTGTTGGTCTTGCTGCTCCTCAGGTTGGTGTCAACACACGAGTTATTCTTGTGGTTGATGAGGAGATTGTTGAGATGATCAACCCTGAGATCACCTGGACATCCCCTGAGTGTGTTATGATGGAGGAAGGATGTTTGAGTATTCCGGAACATTACATTAATATCGAGAGACCGAGAGAAATCAAGGTTAAGTTCCAAACAAGAAAGGGTAAGTATAAGAAGTGGAAGTTGAAAGGACTCCAAGCAAGGATTGTTCTACATGAGGTTGATCATTTAGATGGGAAGTTGATGACGGACTATGAGTGATGTTTTATTGAGACCATGGCATGGAGGACTGGGGGATCACCTCCAGTTTTCTACGCTGCCTGAAGAGTTTCACAAACAACAAGGAAGAAAGACTTATCTTCTTGATGGAGCAGAGTTCCGCAATGAGGAGATTTATAAACTCGTCTGGGAACACAATCCTTATGTCCTTGATGTGAAGGAGGGTGAGTGGAACGCTGGTGACCTTCCTCACTTTGACATGTCAGAGTGTAAGACTGGAAACTGGATTAGTAACTGGGAAAGACTTCATGGTCTGGAACCAACAAACACGAGACCAAAGATTTATTATGAACCACAAAAGGTTGATGGTCTTAGTGACACCATCTTAGTGGACCTCTCAAGTATCTCCATCAGTCACGATGGAAAGGTTCTTGGTTATACTGTGGAGGAAATTGAGAAGACCTTTCAAAAGGTCCGGAAAATTTTTTCTGGCAAGAAATTCGTCTCCATAAGATTCAAAAATTACATCGCCGATGACATCAACAGGTTCGAACCAGAAGTGGATGAGACTCTGGAGATCGAGAGCATCTTTCATTACTGCGATGTGATTCGATCTTCGTTTGGAATCTGTTGCCTTTACAGTGGACCGATGGTTCTCTCAACGGCAATTCAAAGATTCAACCCAGACTTGAAGATCTTCTGCATTACTTCACCGCTCACATTTAACAGTGACAGAATTCAGAAACAAGGGATGTTTTATTTCCCTGAGTACGTTGATTACATGGTAACAGAATGAATAACAGAGTTTTTATTACAGGGTGTGGGAGTGGACTCGGTGCGTCTCTTTATAAGAAAGCAAGTGGGACCTCCGCTGTGTTTCCCCATTACCGTAAGGGAGACCCAACAATTGCAAGATTGATTGGAGACTTGAGAGATCCTGACTTTCCTGATAAGGTGGATGAGTTTATTCGTCGGTGTGACATCAATGTGTTCATCAACAATGCTGGTGTGCATCTGAGTAAGTCTCCGAGAAGAACAACGGATGAAGAAGTGGATGAAGTGATTGGAAGTAATCTGACTTCACAGATTAAAGTTCTGAACAGAGTTTACAATTACTTTGTTGAGAAGAATGATGGAATGATTATCAACATCAACTCTCTGTGTGTCAGACATCCGTCACCGACAGAGACTGTTTATTGTGCTTCTAAGTTTGGTCTGTTAGGGTTCTCAAAGGCACTTCAGATTGATGCTCTGGGACGAAACGTGGAGATTGTTGATGTCTTCCCTGGAGCAGTTCAAACAAGAATGACAAGAAACAGAGATAATTATGAAACTCTGATGTCCGCTGATGAGGTGGCAGAGGAGGTTATTTCCCTGCTTGATAAAAGAGGGAAAACGTTTTATAATAGTGAAGTGGTACTTAGAAAGAGAAATGAAAGCAGCGGTTCTTGAGAAGCTGAACTCACCACTGGCAGTTCGGGAGGTTGAACTGACTCCTCTGTCAATTGGTCAAGTTCTCGTGAGGGTACTGACAAGTGGAATCTGTGGAGCTCAACTCCATGAGATCAAAGGTTACAAGGGAAATGAAAAGTTTCTTCCACACCTGATGGGTCATGAGGGGTGTGGAATTGTGGAGTCTGTTGGTCTGGGTGTTAACACTGTGAAGGCTGGAGATAAGGTTGTGATGCACTGGAGACCAGGTGATGGAATTGAATCACCGTTTCCCTCTTACATTCTTGATGGAAAGAGAATCTCAAGTGGAAAGGTAACAACACTCAGTGAGTATTCGATTGTCTCTGAGAACCGACTGACAAAGATTGATCCCAAAACACCAACAGTCTTGGCTGCAATGTTGGGTTGTTCAATGACCACAGCTCTGGGTCTGATTGACAATGAGATCAACCTGAAGTTTGGTGAGAGTGTTGCTGTCATTGGTTGTGGTGGTGTGGGACTCAATCTCATTCAGGGATTGAAGATGAAAGGGGCACATGAGATCTTTGGTGTGGATGTCAATGAGTCACTGGGTGACATGGTTCTGGATCTTGGAGCTGATTACTTCCTTTACAACATTGATGCTCTTCAACATGTGGATGTTGTCATTGACACTACGGGTAACCCATCTGTAATTGGGAAGGCATATGAGAGGCTAAATCCTAGTGGTCGTTTGATTCTTGTGGGACAACCAGCACCGAAGATGGGAATTGCAATTCCAAATGCAGTCTCCATGTTTGAGGGTTCTGGTAAGACCATCAAGGCAACACAGGGTGGAATGACAAATCCAACTGTGGACATTCCTCGTTACATCGACTTGGCACTTGCTGGGAAACTGGATTACGAGAGCATTCACACTCACACATACACACTGGATGAAGTGAATGACGCATTTGACCTCCTTCGAAGTGGAAATGCAGGAAGGATTATGATCAAGATTGGAGAAGAACAATGAGAAAACAATGGACTAAACAGGAACTGATTGACTTTGAGAGTGAGATTGGTGTTCTTTATGAGAATAATCAACTCCCTTTCTTGTTTCACCTCTCAGGAGGAAATGAAGATCAACTCATTGATATCTTCAGTCAAATTAATGAAGGAGACTGGGTGATTTCGAATCACAGAAATCATTACCATGCACTTCTTCATGGCATTCCTCCTGAGATTGTCAAACAAAGAATCATCGATGGACGAAGCATGTTCATCTACGATAACCAACGGAAGTTCTTTGTCTCTGCAATCATTGGTGGAACTCCTGCCATTGCTGCTGGAATTGCCTGGGCGTTGAAGAAGAAAGGAAGTCAGAATAAGGTCTGGTGTTTCATTGGTGATGGAACAGAAGATAACGGACACCTGTTTGAGGCTGCTCGTTATGTTGATGGTTGGAATCTTCCTTGTAACTTTGTGATCGAGAGTAACAATCGATCTGTGGAAGCATCCAATGAAGATCGTTGGGGGACTCAATCAAACCTTCAGTGGAACTTTGATTGTGTGACCAAGTATGAATATGAATGTTCTTATCCTCACTGTCGTAAGCCTGGAATGATTGACCTGGAAGAGACTCTGAAGGTCAAGAAGACCGACGAAGAGTACTTCCCTCCTCTTCCTGACTTTAAGTATCCTGACCTTCCTCTAAAACTTCTGGAGGATGACAAACCCACTTATAAGGAGGGTGTCAAGAGATCGATGCAGAAACTGGCTGAGAGAGGTGCCATCTTCATTGGTTACAATGTCAAGTATGGAAAAGCAATGGGAACACTTGAGGGTGTTCCTGATGACCAACTGGTGGAGACACCAGTGGCAGAGAACCTAATGTCAGGACTGGCCATCGGAATGAGTCTCGAAGGTTTCCTTCCTGTCATTTACTTCGAACGACATGATTTCATGTTGGTGGCAGCAGATGCCATTGTGAATCACATTGATAAGATTGAACGCATTTCTCATGGTGAGTTCAAGGTTCCTGTTATAATGAGAGCTGTGACCGCAGACGCTGGTCCATTCTACTCTGGTCCAACACACTCACAGAACCTGACAGAAATGTTTAGACGAGCTGTTGACTTCCCTGTCATTTGTCCTCAGGATGGTCTTGGTGTGATTTGGGCTGTGGATGGAGCACTTGCAAGTGGTCAACCCATGATGATGATTGAGAAGAAATCACTTTACTGACATGACAAAGAAACGTATTCTTGTTATTGGTGACAGTTGTAGAGACGTTTACACTTATTGTGAGGCTTCACGTCTGGCTCCGGATCGTCCGGTCCCAGTCTTGGAGCCTGTTCGTGTAGATAAGATGCCTGGGATGGCAATGAATGTCTACGAGAACTTGATTAAGATGACACCGAAGAGTGGTGTGGACATCGTTACAAACTCTAATTGGAAATCAATTCGTAAAGAACGATTTGTTGATTCCAAGAGTAACCACATGTTTGTTCGTGTGGATCATGGTGACGAGGTTGAGAGGTGTGATGTGAGTCAACTCAACCTTGATTATGACTGCATTGTTATTTCAGATTACGATAAAGGTTTTCTTACAGAATCTGACATCGATGAGATCTGTCGGAAACATGACAATGTGATCCTGGACACAAAGAAACAACTGGGTGTCTGGGCAACAGACGCAACGTGGATCAAGATCAATCAACATGAGTATGAGAGGTCGGAAGTCTTCATTAAAAGATACATGCCAGACAACATTATCAAAACACTTGGTGGTGAGGGGTGTGAGTTTGATGGACAGGTTTATCCTGTGTTAAAAAAGAAACAAGTTATTGATGTTTCTGGTGCTGGGGATACCTTTTTGGCTGCTTTTGTGGTAAGATGGTGTCAAGATAAAGATGTGGTTGGTGCAATCAAAGTCGCTAACCACATGGCATCCAAGGTCGTATCCAAGAGAGGAACAAGCACACCATGACGGCACTCGTAACAGGACATAAAGGTTTCATCGGTCAGAATGTTTATAACTTTCTGAAAGTGATGGGTAAGGATCCCATCGGTGTTGACATTAGGAATGCCTGGTCTTTCTTGGAAAACTTCAATAAGTGGGATACGATAACTGAAGTTTATCACCTTGGTGCAATCTCAGACACAAGGGAAACTGATCTCGATAAGATTTACAATTACAACATTGACTTCAGTCGAGCTTTGTTTGAGGCTTGTGCTATCAATGGAATCACAGTGAAGACTGCATCATCTGCAAGTGTTTATGGAAACCTTGTTCATGAAGTCAATCCTCTCAATTATTATTCTCTGTCTAAATTGACGATGGACTATTGGATTGAGGAACACATGTCACACTTTCCTTTGATTCAATCTTTTAGGTTCTTCAATGTTTATGGTGAGGGTGAGGAGCATAAAGTTAGGAACGGAACTGCTTCTCCTGTGTCCTCCTTTATCCATCAGGCAAAGACCAATGGAGTTATCAAAGTGTTTGAGGGGTCAGAGGACTTCATGAGGGACTTTGTTTGTGTGAGGGATGTTGTCTCTCTGATGGTCAATAACGGTGAACCAAGTGGTGTTTATGATCTTGGGACAAGTCATCCGATCTCATTCCAGATGGTGGCGGAGTTGGTCTCTGCAAAGTATGGAGCAAAGATAAAGGAAGTTCCTTTCCCCAAAGACTTGGATGGTAAGTATCAGATCTTCACCTCAGCTAAGAAGGATTTCAAACATCAGTTCATCACTGTGAGAGATTATCTGGAGTCAATTCATGAGTAAGATTGTCTGGACAAATGGATGTTTTGACATCCTCCACCCTGGTCACATTGAACTCTTTAAGATTGGGAAGACACTTTCCAATGGAGGGAAGTTGATTGTTGGTCTTGATTATGATGAGAAGGTGAAGGTGGATAAGGGTCCCGAGAGACCCATCAACACTTTTCAAGACAGGAAGATCATGCTAGAATGTATTAAATACATTGATGTTGTTCTTGGATTTGGATCAAGGAAGGAACTTGAAGACCTCATTGAACTACACAAACCTGACATTCTAATTGATGGAGGAGAATGGCGCCATGATGGAGTGGGACGAGAATTTGCGAAGGAGACTCGGTTTTTCGATCGGGTCGGAGGATATTCCTCCAGTGGCATCATCGAAAGAATCCGCAGCAGATCCAATTAAGTTTGTCCCCAAAGGTTGGGGATATGAAAAGTGGATTGCCAATGGACCTGAATACTGTGGTAAGCTTTTGTTTATTGCAAAGGATAGGAGATGTTCATGGCATTTCCATGAACTGAAAGATGAAGTCTTCTTCGTTTACAGGGGTGCCATTGAAGTTTATCATTCTAATGAGGATCTTCTTGAGAGTGCAGACATGACTCTCCTTGGTCCTGGTGAGAAGTTTCATGTTCCTCGTGGGATGAGACACCAGATGGTTGCTCTTGCTGACACAGAGTTGTTTGAGTTCAGTACTCAACACTTTGATTCGGATTCCTATCGACTTATTAAAGGAGATTAATGAAAAGGTATTGTATTGACATTGATGGTACAATCTGTACCCCCACAGTTGGAAGAGGTTATGAACTTGCTGAACCTTTCCCTGACAGGATCGCAAGTGTTAATGAGATGTTTGATCAAGGACATTATATTATCTTCTTTACTGCAAGAGCGATGGGTCGATTCTGTGGTGACCCTGACGACAGACAGAAAGCTGAGGATCTTATGAGAGACCTCACAGAAAAACAACTTGAGAAGTGGGGAGTGAAGTATCATGAACTTCTTTTCGGTAAACCACACGCCGATGTTTTCATCGACGACAAAGCTGTAAGTGACACGGATTGGTTCTGTTATGGTTAGAGACAAGAATAAATCACTCTCCAAAGTAAAAGGGATTGGTCCAATTTATTATCTCAATCTTGATGGGCAACCTGAGAGACGTGAGTTTATGGAGGAGCAGTTCGAATATTGGGAGATTGATAATTACAAAAGAATCTCTGCTTACGATGGTCGAGAAGATGACCTGAGTGACATCATTAAGGGACGTTACCCTGACATGATGACCTCTGGTGAGATTGGTTGTACAACATCACATCTCAAAGCCATCAAGGAGTTCTATGAGACTGGAGAACCTTATGCAATCATCATGGAAGATGACTGCAGTCTTGACTTGATTCGGTTCTGGAACTTTACATGGAAGGACTTTTACTCTAGAATTCCTTATGACTGGGATGTCGTACAAATTGCAATCATTTGTACAGGAGACATTCACATCAAAATCCATAAGAGATTTGTGAATGAGTTCTCAACAGCTTGTTATCTTATCACTCGTCATCATGCCGAGAAGATGATCAAGCTCCACTGTAGAGGTGACAAGTACAAGTTGGACAATGGAGTGAGACCTCGTCCCGTTGCGGATGACCTTCTTTATAACTCTGGAAACACTTATTCAATCCCTCTTCTTCTTTATCATATCCCCTTGGGATCATCCATTCATCCTGATCATGTTGACGCATTTCATAAAGGGAATTATGATGCACAAATGAACTTCTGGCAAAACATGGGAGCTCAGAAGTCTGTTGATGAGTTGATGGATTATGATCCTTATCTGGGTCGTGTCAGTGAGTCGTCAGCAAACAGGGGCTAAATAATGAAACCCCATAACAAACAACTTGCCATTATTAAATATGGAAAAAGAGGTATCGGACTTTTCTCTTAAGAGGAAAGAGTGTTCTGTTTGTAAGGCGGTCTGGATCAACGATCAACACATCTGGTCTGGAACTGGTGCTCAGGGGGATGAACAGACACTTCACAACTTGGTGTGTCACTCTCAACCTGAGGGATCTGGGTGTATCAATCCAGCAAGAGAGGGTAAGGGTGGACAGATGTATCCAGATAAGGACTCTTGGGAAAAGAGAACTCAAAAGATTGAACAACTTATGAAAGACATGGAGAACGGCAATGCCTCGTGGTAGACTTGACAAGATTGGAGCCGAGAACCGGCTTTATAAGCTCATGAACAGACTCGACGACGAGCCATGTGCCGACAATGATAAATATCTTGCAAGAAGGTATCTCAATTACGTTTTAGATTATATTAAAGAACATTCAAATTAGAAAGTAATAAATAAACCTTGGGCGAATGGCTCAACTACTATCGCTAGCCCAAGAACTAAACAAACAGAGACATGTCGAGTCTCTTATCATCCGTAGGTTAAACTCTACGAGACAAAAAAGGTAAACAAAAATGATCAAATCTGTATTCGCAGCAACTGCTGTAATGTCCATGTCCGCTGGTGCCGCTTTCGCAGGCCCTTATGTTAATGTAGAAACCAATGCTGGTTGGGTCGGCGACGACTACACCGCAGCAGTTACCGACATCCACGCTGGTTTTGAAGGTCCCATTGGTGAGAGTGCTGGCTGGTATGTTCAGGGCGGCCCTGCGCTGGTGAACGTTGATGGTGAAGAGGCTGCAACTGAGATCTCCGGTAAGGCTGGCCTTGGTGTTGATGTTACAGAATCCCTTAACATCTATGGTGAAGTTTCCTTCCTGACCGAAGATCAGTCCTTCACGGATGATCTGGCTCTCGGAACTAAAGTCGGAGTCAAGTGGACTTTCTGATTCACACATAGTGTGTTATAATATGGGGGACCAGAGGTCCCCTTTTTTATTGCTTGGACTTATGAAAAAGTTTATTCCCCTTTTCGTCCTTCCTTTCCTTGTGTCCTGTGGTGGACCGAAGGAGGAAGTGGTCGAGGCTCCTCAGTATCCCGTTTACTGCATCCGTGAAGTCGTCTTCCTGGACGATGATCCTCAAGGTCAAGTTCTTCTGGACATGCCTGGTTATCCTCATGGACAGACAGATAAGTATCAAGAGATTGACAGACAGACTTATAACGAACTCAATGTTCCCGTCTGTCAATCTGATGACCCACGCATGTCTTTGGAAGCAAGTGGCATTGCCTGGGCAGATGGACGTGACACATCATTGGATGAATTGCCCGAGTCGGTTGAATAAATAAACTGAATATCGTTGCCGCTGAGGGAGTGGTTGGCAAAATCCAACAAACACTCCCCTTTTTCTTCATTAAACTAAATTATGATTGAATACTTTCCTTATCATAGAAAACTTCTGAAGAAGAAAGAAGTTAAAGAACTTTTAAATCATTTTGACCAGACGTTGCTGCACGTTGGGACGATGTCTGGAGGTGATAATGAGACCACCAGACAAATAAAGCAAGCTTACAATGGTTACTTTGAGGACCCAAGTGCTAATAAAATAATTTATGATGCCTTGGATAGAGATTCGGGGTTCTGCTGGAGAACCATTGCACAAACTACTGAGCGACCGATGTTGTCGAAGAGTAAACTCGGTCAGTTTTATCATCCACACCAAGACAGTCCCATTCTTGGAGACTACAGTACATCAATTGTTCTGAACGATGACTTCGAAGGTGGTGAACTTCAGTTGCGTGTCGCTGGTGAGGTGAAGAATTACAAATTTAAACCTGGTGAGGCAGTCACTTACCCAACAGGAATGGATCATTGTGTCCGTCCTGTGACTAAAGGAGAAAGGAAGGCAATTGTCATTTGGACTAAGAGCTCAGTGACAGATCCTCTGTTGAGAGAGATTGCCTGTCTTTCAAATAAGGCATATCATATTCTCGCTAAAGAAAAAGACAGGAGAAAAGAGAATCCTTATCTTTTTGAAGATGGGATTGAACAGGCTTCAAATGATCCTCTTTGGTTAGTGGATAAGATTTTCTCCCTTATTGGAAGGGCTGATGGTAGTCAGTGGTATAGTAGAAATAATGGCTATGATCAGTGAAGTCGGAAGGTGGATCTCTATGGCAATGATGCTCTTCACCATGTGTAACCAGAGCCCAGAAACACGTCAAGCCTGTATGACTGACTGGGATGTGTGGTTATATCCTGAACTTAAGCGGGGGTGGGACCTCCGCTTCGGTGGAGAGAAACCCTATCAAGAAGAAGAGGAAAAACTCAGAGAGAGACAGAATAACAAATGTATGTTAGGATGAACACACACTGATGGGGTTCCATGAACACTGACCGTACTTATTACATTGCATACGATAACGAAACAAGGTTCTGGATTCAGGAAACAAGATTCGGTTTGTATCAGACCGGTCTTGAGGATGGAACTAAGCTTCTGACTGGATTGGATAAGGATGGGACTCTGAAGATGACAGCTCAACACATTGTCTGGATGAAGGAAGGTTTCCCTGAACCACTTAGTGGATCTTATGATGGTGTGGTTGGTGGAAAACTCTAAATAAAGAGAAGAGTAGGATCATTAGATGAGAAGTTTCGATCAGTTTGTTGAATCATCTTCGAAGATCATAAAAGATGAACTCAACCCAAAGTTCTGGGATGGGAAAGAACTGAAGGAAGACGTAAGAAAGGCATCGATGAGAATCGCTAAGTATTATGCCAACTGGACTGATATCCCCATGACAGCCGTGGAGGATGTTCATCTGGTGGGTGGTAATGCTTCTTATCTTTATAATGATAAGTCCGATCTTGACATCCATCTCATCGTTGATAAAGATAAGATCTCTGAGTGTGGAGAACTCCTGGATGATTATCTAAGATCAAAGAAGAAACTCTGGGCGTTTGAGCACGACGTAAAGATTTACGGAACAGAAGTTGAAATTTATGCTGAGGATGTTAGTGATCCCAAACCTGCTGCTCAGGGTCGTTACTCAATCAAGAATGATGAGTGGATCACTCAACCGAGCAGAGAGATTCCAAAGATCAATGATGCTGCAGTTGTGAGCAAGGTGAAGAACCTGGCTGGAGAGATTGATGACATCATTGATGATGAAGTAGCAAATGAGTCGCGTCTTCAGTTTATCAAAAAGAAACTCTTTAATCTTAGAAGACAATCTCTTTCTGAGGGTGGTGAGTTTGCCTTGGGTAACCTTGTGTTCAAGTCTCTGAGAAACAAAGGTTACATTGATAAACTCAATGATTACATGACCAATGTTACTGATAAGAACCTCTCTCTTTATGAGTGGCTTGACATTGAAGAGTCCTCACTTACTCGTGTGATGAGTAAGGATAAGAAGGGTGGAATGGCAATCATGTCAGCACAGAGAGGTGACAAGAGTGCGAAAGAGAACAGAGCTCGTTCTCAGCAACTCGACAGAGACATCAGAGGGAAGGGGTTGCCAGGAGCAACCAAAGTTTCTGGTCGTTACACAGAGAACAAAGGTCAGAAGGATGAGAGAAAGGTTGGTGAGAGATCTCATGTGATCTCCAGTGGTAAGATGGGTAAGAAAAGATTTGCCAAGGCAATCAAGTCCCTTGGTAAGAAATATAACCAAGACAGTGTACTCTTGAAGAAGAAGACAAAAGGAGATGCGGCACTGGTGGGGACAAACAAATCCTCATTCCCAGGTTATAATAAGCGTATGAAAACTGGTAAGATGAATCCTGGTAAGACAGGTGAGTTCGACACCAAAGTTAAAAACAAAACGTTCACCTATGAATCAACTGAAGAGGGCATCTAAGAAGTTCATGAAGAAGTTCCCATTCAATCATGTGGTCCTGGAGGATCGTAAAGAAGTCTGGATCAAGGGAGGTTATCCTGGATGTATGGCTGTTCCTAAACTCATGGAAAAGTTTTATCCTGACTATGATGCTAAGTTGGCAAAGAATGAGTTCATTGAGGAACTCAAGAAAGATCCTTCTGTGAGGGACAGGTTGGACGACACATGAAGAACGAAGACAACCCTCACAGTATGGGGCCTCTCGCTAATTTAGTGGGAGGATTTCTAATTGCATTATTTGTTGTTCTGATTCCATTCATTATTGTATTATGACTTTTACTGTTTATTCGAAACAAGGATGCCCTTACTGTGTTAAGGTCATTAGGGCTCTGCAACTTGCAGAACAGAAGTATGTCGAGTTGAAACTAAATAGAGACTTCGACAAGAGTGAGTTTATCCAACAGTTTGGGTTTGGTTCGACCTTCCCTCAAATTGTCACGGAGGATAAACACATCGGTGGTTGTACCGAAACTGTCAAATACCTACGAGAGAACAATCTAGTCTAATGTTTGATCCAGATCTGGAAATCAATAACGCTGTTGAACTGGCAGTTGACCATGCTTTCAGAGGTAAGATTACTATCAACATGTATGAATATCTGAAGTCACTCAAGGCAACGAGAGGGGACGCTGAGAGATTTCTTGAGAGTCCCACCGCAAAGAATGTCAACCTTTTGATTTATGATCTCGATGATTATCTTGAGGGAGGTTCTGACTCCGAACATAAGCAACTCAGAGAGGCTTATGGTCATCTTGGGAAGCCAGAGGCAAGAAAGATAAGAAACTTTCTTGACAGCATTATCACAGACGCAGGGAAGTATGCACATGACAAACGACCAGGAAGGAGGAAAAGATCTGGCCCCTCTAAATAATGAAGATCAACCCCGAATGAACAGAGGGGTTGAACTAATGATGAGAAACAAAAACAGGAGGAGAGAAGAGCCTAGCCCGGAACCCAAACCTAAGTGGTTTCAATTTCGATTAGGGCAAGTGATTACTCTCTTTCGTAGAGAATTTCACTTTGGATTCGAAATCTATTTGGATACAAACAAAGGTAAGTTCTCAAAGGAGGAGTAAGATGATAGCCGTCACCCTTACACTGTCTGCTTTAATTTCACTGTTGTTTCTCGGACTTGGTGGAGTTATTGGATGGTTAGCAAAAGATGTTGTTAATCAAAAGAACACAGCATTCTATCCCATGCACCCAGAGTTCTTGGATGAGGATGGAAACATTATCGCAGATGAGATTATGTCTGTGAGATTCGAAAACCCTGAAGAACTTGGGGAAGATCATTACTAAACACTGATTATTTTATTAAGACCATGGCAACAGCAAAGAAACTCCCACCCAACCCCTTTATTCATGAGATCCTTGAGTTGGCGAGTAAACAAAAGAGTGCCGCAAAGAAAGTTGAGGTTCTGAAAGAATACAGAACAGATGCACTTACGGCAGTTTTGATTTGGAACTTTGATGAGAGTATCATCTCTATGCTTCCTGAGGGTGAAGTCCCCTTTGAGAAGAATGAAGTCCCTGTTGGGACTGACCACACCTCTCTTCGTAAAGAGTGGAGAAACCTTTATCACTTCGTGAAGGGTGGTAACGATAGTCTTTCAAAGACACGTCGTGAGTCGATGTTCATTCAAATTCTTGAAGGTCTTCATCCCACTGAGGCAGAACTCTTGTGTCTCATCAAGGATAAACAACTGACCAAGAAGTTCAAGATCACTAAGGCGAATGTTGATGCCGCTTTCCCTGACATTCGGTGGGGCGATCGGTCATGAGTAAAGGTTTTGACATTAACTTCGAAGGACTTGACATGGACCCAGATCAGGTCCAGGCTCTTCTTAAGCAATATAAAAAGATTAAGAAGTATCAGAAATCAAATCTGTTTGCCATCAAGACAATGGATGGAACAGAGAATGTCGTGTCTAAGATGATTGAGGAAGCTCATGAAGAAGGGTTCTAACCCTATCAACATCCTTAGACTCATCAGTGAGTTGGAAGGATCCTCTCAGATGCTCAACCTGATCGATGAACAGGAAGACAAAAGAATCATTGATCTTCTGAAGTCAAAGTATTATAAAATTTATTTCAGTCTGAAGAAACTTGATAAATAGTTCAAAGAGTGCTATAATGTACTCATGAGGTCAGAGGAACCACCATGACAAAACTCTTATTGAGTCTAATTGTGATTTCCTTGTTGGGTTCATCACCCGCCTTGGCGGATGACCACACCCCTCTTAGTTGCGAGGAGTATTCTGAGGTTCGTGAGATAATCTTAGAAACTGATTGGATCTCTCAAAAAGAAAAAGATCAGCTTCTTAAGAACATCGAATCGTTCCATGGAACTTCTTGTGTCTGGCCTTCGTTCATTCCTTAAGTTTTCATTTTTGGGTAGAAGACTGGAGGAACGCAAGTAGGACAACGCGGAACGGATCGTTCATTTGAGACCACCCATATCTCAAACGCACACGTTGCCCAAAGGAACGGGAACTAACTCGGATCACCCTTAGGGGTTAAAGGAGAAAAACTGTTCACCAACTTTGGAGTAAACAAATGTCTCAAGCTACTTATCGTGGTGTTGCATACACCATTCAGAATGACACACAGAGTGTCCCTCAAACCATCTTGACTTATCGTGGTGTGGACTACCGTCCCAACACTGAGATCAACCAACCGTCTGGTGAGCGCACCTATCGTGGTGTCTCTTACCAAGCTGGTGTCAATCTCGAAGTTGAGCATGTTCGTAAGAACATCCGCAAGCAGAACGCTCTTCATGGAGCACAAAAATCTCTGGCAATGCGGTGATTGGTCACTCATAGTTTGTGAGGGGAGGGGTTACACCCCTCCTTTTTTAGTTTATACTGTCATATAATGCCAATCATCATGGATACAGAAAAACTAAAACTGATTGTAAGAAATTTAAAGTCTCTGGTCGATGTCTTGGAGTCTGAGATTTATTCTGATGTAGAATCATACACTAAAGGATCAGAGTATCTTCCCCCACTTGCTGATTACGATGAGGTCTTTGAAGATGACGAATGAGGATTGGAGATATTCAGAAGACAAACTCAAACTCAGGGGAGAGTGTCTTCACATCCTGTTAAATAAGTTTAGTTATGATGACCCCAACAAAGTCAATTACACAACTCAGGACATTTATGAGTGTGCTCATGACTGGGTGTCACAAGGAAATAAGATTAGCAGTGGAATCGTTGCTTACTTTGAAGCCTACTATGTAAACAAGGTGGACACAGAACGTTATGTATGAAGAACTAGACTGTTTTGAGAGGGCTTTGCAACACTTTGGGACCAGGGTTGAAGTTATTGCTGCCATGGAACTTGGTGGTAGAATTAACGCTGAAGATGCCTATCAAATGATTAAAGAAGAACTCAAAGAGTTAAAAAAATGTCGCAAACAATTTAAAAAACAGGAGGATTGACATCAATGAAAGTTAGTTTAGTGACAGTTACTCCTGATGCAGAGAAGCACATCGCTTACTGTGCAAGAGTCAGTAACCCACAGAATCAAAACAATGATTCATTCGAAGGATTGCTTCGTTATTGTATCAAACACCAACACTGGAGCATCTTTGAACAAGCAACAATGACTCTGGAGATTGAAACAACCAGAGGAATCGCAGCTCAAGTCCTGCGCCATCGCTCGTTCACATTCCAGGAATTTTCACAACGTTATGCAGATACTAATCTTCTGAATGACATTGAACTTCCTGAACTGAGACGACAGGACACCAAGAACAGACAGAACTCCATTGATGATCTTGATCCAGAGGTTGTTGAGAAGTTGAATCGTCAGATGGTAACTCTGTTCAGTTCTGCATCCAATCTCTATCAACAGATGTTGGGACATGGTGTGGCAAAGGAATGTGCTCGCTTTGTTCTCCCTCTCGCAACTCCAACAAAAATGTATATGACTGGCTCAATTCGCAGCTGGTTACATTATATTGATCTGAGATCTTCTAACGGAACTCAGAAGGAACACATGGACATTGCTTTGGCGTGTAGAGACATCTTCACAAAAGAGTTTCCAACCATTGCATCTGCGATGGATTGGGCAGAATAAATAACTAACCCCTGAGTCTAATCATGGCAACATACCCAGTAAGAAACAAAAAGACTGGTGAAGAAAAAGAGATCCAAATGAGTATTCATGACTGGGATCAGTGGAGAGAGGACAATCCCGATTGGGAACGTTTCTACACTCCATACAATTCACCAATGTTGGGTCTCGAAATGGGCGACCCTCTTAGTAAGATTTACACGAAGCATCCAGGTTGGAAAGATGTTATCAGCTCTGCTAAGAAGCAACCAGGAAGTACACTAAAACACTACGACTAATTTTATGCCGAGAAAGAGCAAGTCAGGGATTGGAAGTACTAATCCTGTCCCCTTTGGTATGAGCAACAAGCAGATGAAGAGGAAGAAACCAATCAATCTTGATTACATCAAGAAGATTGAACCTCTCACTGATAATCAGGAATACTTCTTTGATAAGTATTCAAAAGATCAGAATATGGTTGCTTATGGGGTGGCTGGAACTGGCAAGACATTCATCGCACTCTACAACGCACTTCTAGATGTTCTGGATGTCAAGAGTCCATATGAAAAGATTTACATTGTTCGTTCTTTAGTCGCCACCCGAGAGATTGGATTCCTCCCTGGTGACCACGAAGATAAGTCATCTCTTTATCAGATTCCTTATAAGAACATGGTCAAATACATGTTCGAGATGCCAGATGACAACGCTTTCGAGATGTTGTACTCTAATCTCAAAGCACAAGGAACGATTGGTTTCTGGTCCACCTCCTTCATCAGAGGAACAACTCTCGATAAAGCGATTATAATTGTTGATGAGTTCCAGAATTTGAACTTCCACGAACTCGACTCCATCATTACTCGTGTTGGTGTTGATTCTAAGATTCTCTTTTGTGGTGACGCTACTCAGTCTGATCTAACAAAACAGAATGAAAGGAATGGAATTGCAGACTTTATGAAGATTCTGAGGAACATGCCTTCCTTTGATATTGTTGAGTTTGAAGCAGAAGATATCTGTCGTTCTGGTCTTGTCAAAGAGTACATTGTTGCTAAACTTGAATTGGGTCTTTAATGTTTATTCATAAGGAAGTTGACTTTGACTCTATGTCAAGGGAGACAATTGATGGTGTCAGATACTATCATATACCTGGCACCGATAAGTTGGTTAGATTGCCTTCAATCACTTCTGTGATCAGTCACAGAAACAGAGAGAAGTTCAAAGAATGGAGGAAGAGAGTTGGTGAGGAAGAAGCCAACAACATCACTCGTAAGGCAACCCATCGTGGTACTGATGCTCACACATTGATTGAAGAGTATCTGAACAACGTTGATCCTAAGGAGATGACTAAGGTTCTTCCTTTGTCTGAGTATCTGTTCAAACAGGCTAAGCCAACTCTGGACAAGATTGATAACATCCTGTGTCAAGAACAGGCACTGTTCAGTTATCAACTTGGGATTGCTGGATCAGTTGATTGTATCGCTGAGTTTGATGGTGAGTTGTCCATCATTGACTTCAAGACTTCCAAGAAACCCAAGCCGCGTGAGTGGATTGAGGATTACTTTGTTCAGTGTGCAGCTTATGCTTGCATGCTTTACGAAATGAAAGGAACAACTGTTAAGAAGTTCGTTATAATTATGACATGTGAAAATGGTGACGTTGAAGTCTATGAAGAATATGACAAGAGCAAGTACATCAGACTTCTCACAGAATATATTAGAGAGTTTGTTCAATTCAAATTACAGGAATATGCAAAAGCCTGAAGAAGAAAATCTGAACGATCTTCTGAGAAGTAAGTTCTTTTCTCCATCGAGATTCTCTGAGGAGATTGAGAAGGTCGTTCTTGAGAACCCATCCATGGGTTACATGGATGCCATTGTTTTCTTCTGCGATAACAACAACATTGACATTGAGTCTGTTCCAAAGTTGATCTCTAAGCCTCTGAAAGAGAGGATTAGATGTGAAGCGATTGAAATGAATTTATTGAAACGAACAAGTAGAGCTAAACTTCCTTTATGATTCCTAAGGTGAAACCCTTCGACGCTTACAAGTCCTACCTTGGACTTAAGAACCACTTTACCCGGTCTAACTATGACTGGCACAAGTACGCTGGAAAGTCGAAGGCATCTGTCCAAGCATTTTATAAAAGAAAGGACAGATTTTGGTTTGAGAAACTCTCAAGACAGAAGAATGATCAAGAGGTCATCGACTTCTTCGTCGCCAACTTTTCAATGAGCGATGACCCTGGAACTCTCTGGATTGGTGAGGTTATTCGTAATGGAGAAAGTAATTACACAGAGTGGAAGAAGAGAAACCAATCTCTGAGTTATCACTTCAAGGAAGAGGTTGAGAAACTCTTTGATGGTAAGAAGTTTGATGATGTGTTTATGATTGATGGGTCACGTCACCCTGAGATTGTTAAGAAACATTTAGGAAAAGAGGTTTCTCTCGAAACTTTGATTATATTGGAGAGGATTCTGGGATTCAAGAAAGAGTTTGACAAGAAACTTAAAGACCCTGTCTGGCAAGTTCTTTCCATGAGAATGGCTAAGTATAATTCATTCCTTAGTGTAGACATTTTTAAGTTTAAGAAAATTTTAAAAGACGCAGTGTTATGAGTTTCTTTGATTCAGAAATTGTTCAAAAAGAAATGGAGGACATCACTTCTCTTCAGGAGGAGATCTATGATAATGTGTACTCCTACTTCACGATGAATAAGAAGGAGAAGATTGAACACATCAAACTCCTTCAAACCCTTGTTGACAAACAAAAGATTCTTTATGCTCGTCTTTCTCTCTCGGATGATCCCAGAGCAAAACAGATGAAGGAAAACATTCGTGAGTCAGCAAAGAATCTTGGATTCCCTGATGATGCAGACCTAAATAAGATGTTCGCTTCGATGTCAAATATGATAACATTGATGATGGAGGCATTGGAGGAACAAGAATAACAAATAGTGGGCTGGACGATCCCTAAGCTAAGTCACACAAGCCAAATACAACAAATAGGTAAAACACATGTCGTTCGAAAGTCTAAAGAAGCAATCCTCTCTGGGTTCCCTCACTTCCAAACTGGTCAAGGAAGTGGAGAAGATGAATGGTGGAGACAAAGGAGGCGATGAACGTCTCTGGAAACCCGAGATGGACAAAAGTGGTAACGGTTACGCTGTAATTCGTTTCCTCCCTGCACCTGATGGAGAAGATCTCCCCTGGGTGAAGTTGTTCAACCACGCCTTCCAAGGTCCCGGTGGTTGGTACATTGAGAATTCTCTGACCACTCTGAACCAGAAAGACCCTGTCACAGAGAGTAATCGTGATCTGTGGAACAGTGGTGTTGATTCTGATAAGGACATTGTCCGTCAACGGAAGCGTAAGCTCTCCTTCTACGCCAACATTTATGTGGTGAAGGATCCCGCTAACCCTCAGAATGAAGGTGGTGTCTTCCTCTATCGTTTCGGTCGTAAGATCTTCGATAAGATCATGGAAGCAATGCAACCTGAATTCGAAGATGAAACTCCTATCAACCCCTTTGACTTCTGGCAAGGTGCCAACTTCAAACTGAAGCTGAAGAAGGTTGCGGGTTACTGGAACTATGACTCCAGTGAGTTCGCTGCACCATCAGCTCTTCTGGATGATGATGAGGCTCTGGAGGCAATCTGGAAAAAGGAGTACTCACTGGCTGAGATCGTTGCTCCTGATAAGTTCAAAGATTATGACACTCTTCAGAAGCGTCTTGACTCTGTTCTTGGAGTCGGTAAGCCCAAGGCTCGTCCTCAAGAGGATCTCGACACTGAGGTCGCAGAGACTGTCAAACCCGCAAGTGATGAAGAAGTTCTTCGTCGTCTTGAAGAGAGCGCCAAGGCAGCACGAGAGGTTGAACCTGCCACCTCTGTTGATGAGGAAGACCCGATGTCATATTTCTCAAAACTCGCAGAAAGCTGAGGGAAATCGACCTTTGATTCCAAAAAAGGTCTAAAATTTTTTCCTGGGCAAAATTGACCCCCTTTAGGTTTTTCAGACCTGAAGGGGGTTTCTGTTTAGGAGTATAACCTGATATCGTCACCTTTCACAACACTTGGGCTCACATATTGAGTCGATCCTTGTTTGTATGGCATAATTACGTCAAGGTCATCTTCAATCAACATGAGGTAGAATGGTTTGAGAACGTAAATGTTTCTCCTCTCCTCTTGGAGTCTCTCTTCCTCTTGATAATTGGTCACCTCAACAGTGATTTCTGCTGCAGTCGCTTCACTTCCAAGACCATAATCATAATAATCAAGTCTGAAGTTCTTAGGAACTGTGAGACCAGCTGGAATGAGAACTTTACCCAATGAGTCAGTCACTTCAATGGTTTCATAGTGATGGGTTGCGTTGATATTCTGTTCTGAACCATACTTCTTCATCAGATAATCATCATATGCTTCTTGAGTGAGTGGCCACTCATTTCCAGGATTGATGATGTTATTTCCAAGCATCACCACCCAATCGTAGTTGGGAGTGTCATAAACTTCCTGAGATACGTCATCTGGACGATCTCCTGGTCTAATCTGAAAGCGTGTGTAATAGAACAGATTGTTGAAAATGTCTGGTCTAATCTTTGCTCTCTTGAAGAGGTTTTTGGTTCTGACATAGTCACCATTCTTCGCATTAGGAAGACGGCTGACATAATCAAAGTCTGGAACGTGTCTAAAGTACTTTCTTGCCATTTTAGTAACCCATGTTGAGTGCGCCTTCTTCTGCGAGTTGGTCCCCCTGATAAATCGGTTCGAGTTCTGTGAAAGTTAAATCCATGTTATATGCTGTCATCGACCCATCGGGGTGAGTCATGTAGTTGTTGTCAGGAGTGTAATTGACATTAAACGACTGCAACGCCACAGGTTTGAACTTAGGAAGGAATGGATGTTGTGCGTCAGTGTCTCCAAAGATGTACTCCAGTGTGAAAATGTTAGGAGTGTAGAGGAAAACACTTCCGTTTGAAGTTGCAGGAGCCATGTTCTTTTTGAAGAACTTGATGATGCTTCTACACATACTTGCTTCATCCAATTCTCTTGGACAGAGTTTAAAGTTGAAGTTGACAGTACGAAGTGTGGGACCTTGGAACAGAAGTTCCATGTTTGGGTTGAGAACTTGACCTGTCGCACGAGCAACAATGTTTCTCCCAACAGCTTGACCTGCGAAATAAGCTTTGATGAAAGGTGCCATTCCTGGATCTGCAGCCAGTTCCTGAGCGGCGGTGGAGATGTCACCAACAAATCCAGTGGCTGCACCTGTAAAATCTAAGTTCCCCAGACTTCCGATTGCGTTACCTGCAGCAGCGGCGAGTTTACCCTGAATGGCGTTTAGTTCATCTGCACCCCACTTGACATTCGTGTTTTCTTGAATACTTGGTTGCATCGGAAGTAAGACACTTCCTTGAGGATCTCCAAGACGACCAACTCCACTACTACTAATTAAGTCAGCAGCGGCGTTCTCTCCCGCAAATATGTCTGTCCCCTTGTCTGCCCCAGGCGCTGTGTATTTATAGGCACTAATTCTAATGTAATCAAAACCAAGTTCTTGTAAATTCGCTAAAGGGTATCTAAGTTCCTTTACAGATGATGCTTGAGCCGCGGCTTTGGTCTGATCTGGTTTGATTCCATCAGAGTCATTTGTGAGTGGAATGCTGGTTTCACCTGCTGGATCAACACCAAAGTTTGCTGATGCTGTCAGTGGAAACGCACTATCGGGGAGAAAAGAGTTGACTGCACCATCGGATAGAAATTGAGGTTGCG